CCTTGATGGATCTTTCTCCACGAAACTTGCAAAGCAGTTAGATGACTACGGGGACGAAACAATTGACGCCATGTTTGGTGAAGCAGGACCCTTATTACGTCAACTAACAAAACAATCTGAACTTGTATCTAACAAGGCGATAAAGGGTTTAGGTGGCTTGGCTCCTGCGTCAATAGCCACTGGTCTTAGTCTTGGAGCTGTTCTGAGTGGACCTATGGGAGTTTTAGGAACAGCGGCAGGCTTGTTTGTTATGTCGCGTGCTTTACGAAGCAATTTCTTTTTAAAGCTCATATCTAGACCGAAGGGTGTAAGGCCAGGGACTGGTGAGGAATATGATCAGTTGGGTCGAGCCTTTGAAATAATGTATGAGGGCATAGGGCAAACTGCACCTCGTGCTGAAGCGGACATAGAGGGCACGGTTCCAACTGTTCAACCACCACAACCAGCGGCTACGGTAAGTTCAACAAGACAGACCACTGATCCAAATGTGTTTAAACCTTTGACGATCAATCCACCAAACGTACAGCCTGGTGGGGCAGGCACGGCTGGAGGAGTTTCACCACTTTTATTACCTGATCCTGCGACACAAGCGTTGGCGCAGAGTCTAGGAAGGATAACACGATGAACAAAGATAAATTACGCGAAGAAATCGCGGAAGATGAAGGGTGCAAATACGAGATATATTTGGACCATTTAGCTCTGCCAACGTGTGGTGTGGGTCATTTAATTACTGAAAGTGACGAAGAGTACGGTAAGCCCGTTGGCACAGTTGTAGAACAAGAGCGAGTGAGAAATTTGTTCGCGTTGGACATAGCTGTAACGATTGACGAATGCAAAGTATTGTATCCTGACTTTGACGACTTGCCGGAAGAAGCACAGCATATCATCTGCAATATGATGTTCAACATGGGTCGGCCTCGACTGTCCAAGTTCAAGGGCATGAAAGCTGGCGTTGATGCTAGGGACTGGGACAAAGCAGCGGATGAGATGGTTGACTCGCGCTGGTACACCCAAGTTCCGAACCGAGCTAGGCGCTTGGTTGACCGGATGAGGGCGTTGGCCGACTAATCTTCCTCAGATGCCATTAGTTTGTTCAGGTTGCTTTGCGCCTGAAGCAGGCTGTTCACGAACTCATCCAGATCCTGCGTATCAGACAGGCATATCTCTGGGTGCTTCCATACTTCGTCTATGAGTTCGGCTAACTTCACCTGAACGTTTTTTAACGCTGTCATCCTACCTGCCCCCAGTTGTCCCCTAATTCCTGATCGACCTTGCTTGGCACCTTGAGTTCCATGCTTGTCTCCATGATCTCCTTGATTCTTGTCGCTTGCTCCTCGGACTCGACATTGAAGCAGAGTTCGTCATGCACCGTGAGCAAGGGCACCAAACCTTCCTTGTAGCACTCTGCCATAGCAACCTTGGTTTGATCTGCCGCAGAGCCTTGTATAAGCCTGTTCAGCGCCTTGTAAGTAAAAGCCCTACGCAATACAGGACCGTACTCTTTCTCGGCCTCCTCGCGCTTCATAGGCTTGTTATAGCCAAATGTTTTTGGCTCCCACATATCAAACCTGCATAGCCGTCCCGATATCGTTCTTATCTGTCCATATTTACTAGCTTGCGCTGACACCAGATCAGCCAGACCCTTCACGAATGGGACTTTGTTATGATAAGTGTTCAAAAGTTCCTTGGCTTGTGTTGTATCAATATCCATCGTATGTGACAACTTACCCACGCCCATACCGTACATGATACCAAGATTGACGGTCTTTGCCTGCTTACGACTAATACCTGCCATGTCAGCCACCATTTGATGGAAGTCAGCATCGCCTTCATGATACTGTGCCACAACGTCATCAATCATTGAACTCCGATACTTCTGACCCACACTAGCGCACCAATGCACCAAGAGCCTTGGTTCCTGACTTGAATAGTCAAAGCTGCCCCACTTGCACCCTTCGTCTGGCACAAACAGGCCACGGATCATGGCCTTAATCTCTGGATCTCGTGCAGGAATTTGCTGGAGGTTTGGATTGCTGGACGAAAATCTACCTGTGACCGTGCCACCATCGTCAGACCGAAGCTGATGAAACTCGCAGTGTATGCGTCCGTTATGTGCAAACTTGAAGATGTTATCAATAAAGGTATTGGTTGCCTTGTCTAGTTCACGCAATCGTAAAACCTTTGCCGCGATAGGATGTGGACAGGCTTGCAGAAATGCCTTGGTAAAGGAGGGCTGTCCGTTGTTCGCTGTCTTGTTGTAATACACTCCGTAATGCTCAAACACACACGCCACGCTTCTTGCTACCCATGGTTCTACGATAATACCTGTCTCATATTTGATTTCCCTGATAAGATCCTTCTTTCTCCAATGCAATGTATCCTTGACCTTTTCGGCGTTATCAATGTCTACCTTTACACCCTTCTCACGCATATCCAACAGAACTGGTATCAAAGATGTTTCTAAGTTGAACACATCCATAAGGCTTTGCTTTTGCAGTTCGATCTTAAAATGATTCCATAGCTTGAGTGTAAGTTCGGCATCCTTCTCGGCATATGCACCAACGAACCGTGAGTTGAGCCGCCACATCTCGCCTTTGGGATCAAATCCGTAATCTTCTGCCGCTGCACGCAACGTTCTTTCGTCTTTGCGCTCGTTTAAGTAATCTTTTGCCAAGTTATTAAGACTGTAACTAAACCTGTTCTCATTCAGCAATGGCGCGGCTACCATGGTGTCGATGATCTTTCCTTGGATCTTGACTCCTGCCCACCGCAACCAGCCTGCATCATAGGTGGCATTATGCATGACCTTTGGAATGTCAGGCGTGGCAAGCTGTTCTGCCAGCCACTTCATAACCTTGTTTTGTGGAATGTTACCGCCGCCCTCATGTGCAATGGGGTAGTATCCAACAAAGTCTCCGGCAGCAATCGCCACACCAACGATGAAACCATCACCTCGTGCCCACCCTGGACCTAGGGTCGTAAGGTTAGGATCACTAGTCTCCAAGTCGATAGCCATGAACTTACAATCGCGCAGGTCTGGAAATACCTCTGGCGGCACCCAGTCTTTCTCGATCGTGTCCAAATCCAACCTGTTTAGGAATGTAATCTGGCTACTTTCCTTTGCCATCAACCTCTCCTCCGAGACTTGCGTACCCTGCTAGATCAACCCACGAATCTGTATGCGTGGGCGTAACGCTTAGTCTAGCAAGTTTCAAGGCTATAAGACACTGATAAACTTGAGAAACTGTGATCTCTTGATCTAGGATTGCAGACCACAGTTTTGCAACTCGGACATGATTGTCGTATGCATCACCGTAGATCTCGGCTCTTGCACCGTTAACCAAGTCTTTTGCCTGATCCAGTAACTTGTCACGTTTCATATCTTGTACCTATACGGTGATTGTGATTCCACGACATGCAAGTTATGCCGCGCTCGTGTAACAGCGGTATAGAACACTCGGTGTTCATCATCCTGTTCAGGATTGTTCACCGCCGGCCATGAAGAGTCAGTTAGCAACAGGACGTTGTCGTCCTCGCCGCCCTTCATGCGGTGTATGGTAGATAGACTGATACGAGGCTTTGTAAGATCCTCACCACGGCGCCGAACAGCGCCCATGTATCGGATGTCCTCGTTGGACATATTGACCACTACCTCTGGTCTTGTGTCCTGTGGTGCAATCAACCCATGCTCTGCAACCAGATTGTCATAGTTGTGTGTGCCCTGCGGATCGACAGCATCAAATGTTTTTGCTGCGGCACGTTTCAATAGTGCCTTACTCCCTGTCTTTGGCATGTAGGTGTACATCTTCTTGATCTCACCCACATTAGCAGTCTGCCCCTTTGACAGTCGCTCCCATACGTTCATGGCCTCAAGCAGTTCAAGCGAGATCACAGACTTACCAAACCGTTCAAATAAATATCCGTCATCGCGTAAAGTATGGTGAATTTTGTTCAAGGCTTTGTTGGTTCTAGCCATAATTGTCCACGAACCTTCATCAATATTCACATCATACCAATTCATGTGAAAATCTACGCTTCCGTCCTCATCGCGTGGACGCCAGTTCTTTTCCTGTCTGTATTGTATCCTGTCCACAATCTCATTAGCCAAATCAAAGACCGTCCTTGGCACACGGTAACTTTTATTCAATACTGTCTTGTTGTCACAAGCGTTCATGAAACTATGCAAATCAACACCATTCCAACGGTGGATGCACTGGTCATCATCGCCTGCATACCAAACCCTTTCGGCTCGTTCCTTTAATATGTTTACCTGTTGCCATTGCAGCGGCGTTAAATCCTGCGCTTCATCCACGATCAACACTTCAAGCGCAGGTCCTGTCGCTTGCTGCACGAATAGTTCAATCATGTCTGTAAAATCAAACTTACCAGTATCAGATTTGTATTCTTTATATATCGCATCCACACGGCGTAGCATTGACCAATACAGATCATAGTCCCCAAGGTCGTTGTACTCTTCCTCCAAAGACACACAGCGTAATTTGGCACGGCTAATGACATTTAAGTAACGATTGCCCTCTCTCATAGATATGGGTATCAGACCCTCTTCCATGACCTCTGCGGTGCTACGATCAAACTCCATACCTAACGTGTTGCTCAACACACGAAGATCACTAGGTTGTATCGTTTCGTGCTTCTCCATGCCCAGCCAATTGAAGCCTATCGAGTGTAGTGTCCTGAACCACGGAACATCCTTTTCGGTAAGCTGGAGCGTTGAACTCACACGCGATCTGGCTTCTTCTATCGACTTACGAGAGAAGGACACAAAGCCAATACGATCAGGCGGTGTGCCATTAGCCAACTCTTGGCGCACGATCTCAATCATGGTGTGCGTCTTACCGCAACCAGGTGGACCAAAGATGAGTGACTCTTCAGCCATCGCTCTTTTCCCTTGGCCTTGCCTTGATCCATTCTTCAATTTCGGTGCGTAACCAACGTGTCGTACTGTTCTTGTCGTTTTCAGGTCCGAGCACGAGAGGTTTTGGGAAATGTCCTGTTCTCACCCATTTGTATATGGTTGTTCTTGCCACTCCCAAGGCTTCTGCCACTTCACCAACCTTGAGATACTCTTCGTTATCAGAAGGGTATGTCATTTTCTTTCTCCTCTATTGGTAGGTCGATTTCGGTGTTGTCAAACTCTGGTACAAACCAGACGCGAAGATTTTTCCATTGACCTGTATCTTCGTCCTTAAACTTGTAGACGGTATTACACTCATTCCCACCGTTTATATCTTTGAGCCGCTGTTGTATCTGTGGACGCTTGAGTTCTCTAAAACCTCTGTTACGCAAGAACTCCATCAGTCCCTTCAATGTGAACATCGTTAAGTCTGTCTCCGTCCATGGTTTACCCAACACCATCTCCTGCGGTGACTTTGCCCTAATGCGGCTGTTACAATAGATCTCCAGTAATTCTTCAAACTGTCCTTTGATCGTAAGTTCTTTTGGAACCTCAACATGCGTTGCCTGTTCCAGAAGTTTGTTTACATATATTTGCCACTCAGCGGCTTTCATAACTGGCGGCATTACATCTAGTTGTTCCATGCAAGCACGTTGGAATTGCAGCGGCATTTGTAACTGTTCGGTGGATAACTCTAGGCGCCTGCCATCAACATCAAGAAAGTACAATCGAGGCTCTGACTTTTGTATTGTCAGGCCGGTGATGCCTGGCATAGATGAGTTCTTACCCACACCATACTTTGCCTCTCGGCATGCGGCCTTGTCACAGTGACTGCCCATGGGTTCTTCTTTACACAGGTAGCCGTATTCTTTTTTCTTATGCTGGTTTTGTATGGTGACGATTTCACCGGCTGGCAGAGATGGCTTGCAATACTTCTGGTTCCACTTCTCTAGTGTTTGTTCCCATGTATCTGGATGCATCATCTTTGCGGCTACAGCGGCATGAAACATGACCTTGTTTCTCGTGCCATCAGGTACAGAGGTCGCAAACATAATCCGAAGACATGGCGGCATCTCCTTTAGTTCATCATCGTCACTTGTAAAATCTAAACTCCGTAAGTCCTCCAAGGTAGTCGTGACCCTGTCCACATAGTTCAGGAATCGTTCAAGCGATAGTTCCTCGCCCTTCTCATTGACTGCATAACGTAAGGTATTCTCCGAGTCGAAGTATGGCAGGTTGATGAAGTTGCCCACATCGCCACGCTCGGCAAGGATCTTGTTTTGTTTTGGAAACACCTCACAGCCGCCGTAACCAAGCACAGCGGCAAACTCGGTCAGATGATCTCTCATATCAGTGGCAGTGATCCAGTCCTTGGTAAACAAGAACAGGTGTGCTCCTCCTGATTTTGACCGGCAAACAACCAGTGGTAATTTAAAACGGCGACACTTCTTGAGTATGGCGACATGATCAATTGGATATGTATCAATGTCTAACGCACCAAACTTACACATGTTCTGATCATTGATGGGAATAGATCCGACTCCTGTCCCACCTTCCAAATGACCTTTGATCAGATCCATCGTCATTGGTTCTCGTACAATATAACTTTGTGCCTCTGTCTTACCGTTCTTCCTTACATTCCCCACTGTAGTTTGACCGTGTGCAACGCTTGATCCTTCAAACGCCGCCGCAAAGCGGTCAGCTAAACTCATAATATACTCCACGAAAAATGGGGGAGGTTGCCCTCCCCCCAATTACTAGAAGGGGATGTCGTCATCCTTAAGATCATCCGTGTCGTCATCCTTAAGATCCGTTTTTTTGATCTCTGGATCCGCTGCGGCTTTGACCTCGCCTTTAGCAATTGATTCGCGGAATGACTTTGCTTCATCGAACAATGCCTTGTCCTGTACGAAGCCGACTTTTTCAACTTGCCAGTTGTACCAAGTGCCCATTTGGTTGGACTCCTCGGTGGTCGAAAGTTTCCACATTGTGGCAAACAACGCTGGTGTTCTCATCTCACCCTTTGCGTCCTTTACCTTTTGCATAGCAATCTGTGTCTTCCAACGCCGACTGACCTTCAGTTGGGTTGACTTCATATCCACGATTGCCGGTTGATGCATGCCATCCTCCCCAAGGACAATGCAGTAGTGTTGATCTGACTTAACCAACTCGTTGCCGTTGGGCAAAATTTCTTTTGCACCATTACGCTCGGTGTTTGCCAGATCTGGATCGGTGACGACTCGCTCTCCAACAAAGCCGCCACCTTGGTCAAGCGGTATGAACTCCAAGTATTTTGTTTCTTGGAAGCATGGGATGACCGTAATGCCATCTTCGCCCGTCCAAAACTGTCCAGTCACAGTATTAAAAATATTTGACTGTATCGCGCCTGGTATAAACGCTGGGTCGCTCTTCTTAATCTGTGGAGACAATGCCTGTATCACACGGATGAACGGTATCTGCAATTCTGACGTATCGTAATCCACGCCCATACCAGCAGTTGACATGATGTCGTCCATCAATTCGGCTGGCAGACCAGCCTCTTCTTTTTTTACTACGTTACTCATTTATTCCTCCTAACCTCGGCAACTCTAGCTACAAATGCTCCAAACAAATCCAGATCAATAGGTCTACCCTCTCGAACAGACTCTTTCACAAACGCTTTAAGTGTCATTGAGTGGACATGTTCTTTTTGTTCTGGGTGAAAACCCTTCTGTTCAAGGTCATACATGACATCGCCAGCTTGGTTGTCTTGCCCACGACCAAACGACACGATGATGTCGTTCTTGATTATGTCGTCATGACCATGTTCTCGGAGCCAATTGAAAGCCTCCTGCTTCCGGTCAGCAGGGATTGACGCAGACACAAACGCCTTCAGTTTGACGGTCACACCGTCAACGTCCAAACGCTCTATACCCATCTCATCCATGAGCATAGGTATCTGTTCAAACGCCATCCTCTGTTTTTCTTGTTTCAGTGCTTTAAGATGTGTCTCAGCGTCTTCGATTTGCTGGTTCACGTTATTAAGCTGGCGCACCAGGCCAGATAATTGTTTACCTCCATCAGCCCCGACATTGTCGAGTGTCGCTGCATCAGCAAACATTTCTTCTTCAAAGATTGTTTCACTCTGCTTCATAGCAAGTACATCCTCTTCAGGTTTGTGTTGACGAAACCATTTCGCACAACTATGTTCAACATAGGAGGACATCGGATGACTGTCAACTACAAATTCAAAACTACACCATATGCACATCAGATCGAGGCATTGGATCGTAGTATCGACAGGGCTTCCTTTGGTTTTTTCATGGAGATGGGCACTGGTAAGTCGAAGGTGTTGATTGACACCATCGCAACGCTTGCCGATCAGCAGAAGATCAGCTTTGCATTAATCATTGCACCCAAAGGCGTGTATCGCAACTGGATAAACAAAGAGATACCTCAACATTTTTGTGATGATGTGCCGCATCAAGTGTTGGCATGGCAGGCAACTCAAACACAATCATATAAAAAAGAGGCAAAGGCTTTCTTTTTTAGCGAGGATCCTGCTGTAAAAATCTTCGTCATGAATGTGGAGGCGTTTTCTAGTGCCAAGGGTAAGGCAGCCGGCGAATGGATGGCTGAAAGATTCGGGCGCAATGCACTTATAGCTGTAGACGAATCGACTACGATCAAGAACCATAAGGCAAAGCGCACAAAGTCTCTAATCAAGATCGCGGCAAAGTTCAAGTACAAACGCATCCTGACAGGATCGCCTGTCACAAAATCTCCAATGGATCTGTTCGCACAGTTTCAATTCCTCAATCCTGATATTTTAGGCTTTGAATCATTCTATGCGTTCCAGAACAGGTATGCCGTGCTTCAAAAGCGCAGCATGGGTGCACATAGCTTTCAACAGGTGCTTGGCTACCGAAACTTGGAAGAACTGACCGCAAAGATAGATCCGCACATCTATCGGGTATTGAAGAAAGATTGTCTGGACCTGCCAGACAAAACCTACACCGTGCGTCATGTATCTCTGACCATGGAGCAGATTCGTATGTACAAGGATTTACAGAAGGAAGCCATCACGCTTCTGGACAACGGTGACTTAGTGTCCGCACCACAGATCATCACGCAGATGTTACGACTGCAACAGATCCTGTCGGGGCATATCAAGACTGATGACGGTGATCTGCTTGAAGTGCCAACACAGCGGCTCGGTGCCATGATGGAATGTATCGAGGAGATATCGGGCAAGATCCTTATCTGGTCACGATTCAGGTATGATATCGTCAAGATCCGTTCGGAACTTGCAAAGGTGTATGGTGAAACATCAGTTGTATCTTACTACGGCGACACGACAGAAAAAGACAGGCAACTTGCCATCGACAATTTTCAAGATGGGGACGCTCGGTTCTTTGTAGCTAACCCAGCCACCGCAGGATTTGGCCTCACGCTGACCACGGCCAACACAGTGATCTACTATGCTAATGACTTTAATCTTGAAACACGAACTCAGTCAGAGGATCGCTGCCATCGTATAGGTCAGAAAAACCCAGTGACGTATATTGATTTGATTGCTGATGGGACGATTGATGAGAAGATCATCAAGGCGCTCCGTGGTAAGATAGATATAAGCGCACGAGTTCTTGGAGAGGAGGCACGAGAATGGTTGACATTAGTCCCACGGTAGAAGGCACAATTGATATCCTGATCGACTACAAGAAGGGTGGACTGACACTCGCACAGGCGGTTGATCGTTTTTCAAAGCTGACCGGCATAGATCAAAACATATCTGAAAAATATATTCGGGAGTTGGGTCGTGACAATATCATATCGCTCAATAGTAAAAGACAGGATCGGGCAGGCAAGTCGGAGAAGACAAATGATAAGGGAGGGTGATGGCGCCCTGTCACAGTTGATATCGGATGGGTTATGCCCTCGATGTCATACAGTGATGCCGCCTGTAGAGGTGCATGGTCATGTGCAATGTACCGTATGTAAACTAATCATTAACGAGTGTTGTCAAGGAGAGACATCACAAGAGTCAATAAAGGAGAATAAAAATGAATTGGATTGACATGATTAAAAATAAATCAGTGATGCTTTATAAATATACAATAGCTTACATAGCAACAATGGTTTTAGTAAATGTAGGATTTGAATATATACCATTACTTAAAATGACTTGGCTTGGATCAGAAGAAAAATATCCACCTATGGCACTTGTAGTTGGATTAATTTTTATTCTGCGTGACTACTCACAAAGAGAAATAGGTCACAAAGTATTAGGGGCAATGGCAATAGGCGGGGTTCTAAGTTACGTTATGGCAAGTCCTTTTGTTGCATTGGCTTCAGTTGTAGCTTTTGTAGTAAGTGAGTTAGTTGATTGGGCATACTATACATGGAGCAAAAAATCACTCAGAGAAAGAATATTAATATCTAGCTTGCTGTCTACACCAATAGACTCAGCAGTATTTCTATTAATAATCAACCACTTCACAATCATAGGCACAATGGCAATGTTTCTCAGTAAGATGATAGCTGCTGTAGCTATTTGGTATTGGTTAGGAAAACGAGATGCAAAAACGATCTAGTGTCGTCATGCTAAGCGGTGGAATTGATAGTTGTGTGTGTTTGCATACAGCTATCAATCCTGTTGCTTGTGTTGGCATAGACTACGGACAACCACATAAAATTGAATTAAAATATGCAGAACAAATAGCTAGTGATTTTGATTTGCCTTTTACAGTTATATCAATACCTTTGATTACTAAAAGTAATGATGTTGTTTTTAACTGTCGCAATGCAACCATAGCGTGTCTAGGTGCTAGTTATGCAAGTTCTATCGGTGCAACCACAATTATCATGGGAAGTAATTGGTCAGATTGGGATAGATTTCCTGATTGTAGACCTAATTTTTATAATAATTTAAGAAAAACATTTTTATCTGCTGAATATTCTGTGTCTATCGCTACTCCGTTAATTAACATGACTAAAACCGAAGTCGTAAATTTAGCCAAAAAACATCAAATAGATTTATCGAAAACTTATAGTTGTTATGAAGGCAAATATGAACCTTGCAATGTTTGCCTTGCTTGTAGAACAAGAAAAGAAGCAGGAGCATGATCCATTATCACGGCACACCACTAACACCAAGAGAGATGCTTCTCCGCATGGCGGGGAAGCACTTCTGTGTTTCTTTTGCTAGTCCTTGGGATGCTAGTATTTGTTTGGATATCGGGCAGTCAGTTATGTGGGACAACGGAGCATTTACCACATATACCCAAGGCAAGGAATTTAGGATTAATGAATTTTACGAATGGGTTGAACCCAAACTGGGTCATCCTCACTGGGCTGTAATTCCTGATGTGATTGGAGGCAGCGAAGAAGAGAATCGCGTGCGTCTTAAAACTTGGCCTTTTCCTAAAACTTTTGGCGCACCTGTATGGCACATGCATATGGACACTGATTATCTGCTTTATCTTTGTGACAACTATCCAAAGGTCTGTTTTGGCAGTAGTGGAGATTTTTGGAAAATAGGAACAATACGTTGGCAACAACGTATTGATGAGGCTTTTAATGAATTATCAAAGCATCATAGGCACATGCCGTGGATTCATATGCTACGAGGTTTGTCGCAAGCTGGTAACAGATGGCCTTTCGCCTCGGCTGACAGTGTTAATGTAGCACGAAATTTTAAAGATCGGACACAATGTCCAGAGCACATGGCTCGTAGAATAGATTCCATACAATGTCCTATTGATTGGGATGAGAAGTCTGCCATACATCAAATGGAGTTAGCGATATAAAGAACAAACGTTGGTTTGATCACAGTCGGTTCAAACACAAGCGCAAAAAAATAGGGCGCTTCGTAAAGCGCCCTAGGATTATTTTTTCTTCTTCGGGGGACGACCCCGCTTCTTTTTCGGGGCTTTCCCATCCTTCCAAGCCTCGTTGATGGTCGGGGTCTTCTTGTTGTCACCAACTAGCCGACCCTTCTTATCCCTAGCTCTTTCGGGTTCCGAAAAGCATGTCGGGAAAAGTAGTCTTAAAAATTTATCTATCATTTACTTTCTCCAGTTGTTTTTCCCGATCACCTAATGTTTGAACGTTTCGGGCGAAATAGGTTTGTTTAATTATGACAGCAAGTTGTCGAGCAATCGTCCGATCCTCCATTCCGGCTAACTCCCTGATCATTTCATAAACCTCTATCGGGACAGCAACGTTACGAAACGTTGCCTTTTCATCCTCCTCTTTTGAAGGTCTTCCTCTTTTCGGGGGCATTTAATCCTCCTTTCTTGGTCTGCCACGTTTTTTCGGGGCGGGGGCAGCCTGCACATAAACCTGATGTTCTGGGTCATATACAAGATTATTTTGATCGGCGACCTGGACTAGGTTCGCAATCACTCGCATGTCGGTATCCTCCAAAAGATACCGAATCAGCTTGCCTCGCAGCAGGTTCAACGTGTCGTTGACCAAATATTTAGTCTCTACTGACATACTCATGTCTCCTCTTACAATAAAATTATTTTTTATTATTATTGTCCCTGTTTATAGCTTGTTTTTTTACAATCAACAAGCCTCATTGTTTTCGCCTCGTAATATTTTGGACGCATCTCAGCGATTTCATACAAGCATTGCCACATTTCATCATGTTGCTTGGCGCCTGTGACCCAGTAACATGCGTCCGCATTACAAATTAAAGCGATGGCGATGTACTTTTCGATCATCGGTACTCCTCCATCGCGGCTTCGATCTCCGCGTCTGACATTCTGTCAAAGTCCAAATCCTCAAACTTGGGCTTTGCAATTCGTGTCTTTCGGATCGGTGCATGCTTTGGCAAAACTGGTTCTTTAACCTGTTCCACAACCAAGACCTCGATAGTCGAGAACCTGTTACCGCATTTCAAACACCTGCGGCGCCTTCGGATTGTGCCATCCTTCGGGCGACTGTCCTTAACAACTGTGTCGGACTTACACCTAAAACATCTCATGGCAACACCTCAGTGAGCCGTAGCTTCGACAGCTTCGCCATAAACACTGTCGGGCAAACTCTCATCAATTTCGCATTGGATGTCATGATATTTGCAATATCCAATCACAGTGTACATTTCCGGTTCAGGCGCTGGAAATGAGTGGATCACGACAGCCTGTTTCACAACCTCTTTTGAATTGTGATCCCTGCGCCTGGATACGATGTATTGCATCCAATAATCCGAACTTTCGCCGGCTGCCCAGGCATAATGTGTGCCCAGTTCGCCCTCGCCCTTACTAACGAATGTTCCTGCCACTGATGACAGGAAGCTGATTGTCCAATCTGAATCACTCATCATTTCCCTCCACATGTTCAACAAATCTTCTTCGTGCTTCATGATAAACCTCGATCACGCTCTCGCCATGCTTCGCGCACCATTCTTCTTGCGACATGAACATGGCATCCTCCTCCATGTCCATTAACCATTCTTTTACTCTTCCCATTTCTTCCTCCATAAATCTGGAACCAACAGTCTGTGCAGAGGAATATCTTGCCGTCCTTTGCATCGGCTTTATTATCACAGTTGTTACATTTACTTATCGACAGCATCATGTATTCCCTTCAACAAGTGACAGATAACATCAATGGTAAACCCATTTCCTAGCATGCGATAGCGTTGGGTGTTTGAAACGTGCGCGGTGTAGTTGTCCGGCACTGTTTGCAAACGCTCACATTCAACAGGCGTCAGCTTGCGCCAACGCAATTCACTCTCGCTTACAACCACATTGTCCTTATCAACGGTTGTCAGACAGTTTGACTTGTCATCTGTGCGTGTCTCAACCTTTTGTGTAAATGGAACTGACTTGTCATCATCCATACGGTCACCCTTATAATTCAGCCTCCGGTTGACAATGCGACCCATTACAAAATTGTTTTGTTCCCATGCCGAACCGCTCACGGTTGGAACTTTACCGTCTTTTGCTTTAATACCGCCTTGGTTCTTACCCCTTGGCACTTGCAATATTTTCGGTTCAAGATTGCCACCAGATGCCGCCGCCAATGTCGGCGCCTTGCCATCAGGATGATAAACCCTGCGGTTATAATCATGACCTTTAAGATCGGCTTGCCCTGCCATGACCAAACTTTCGTTTGTTTCCGGTTCGCCAAAATCAAATGACATTTGCCGCGTTTCTTTGAAATAGTTATATGGCACGCCCTTATGTATGTTGGCCGTGAGCGTGAATGACTTTTCGGTGTCGGGCGTTTGCTCATATCCATCCGCTCTTCTTGATCCGGCTTGTGACCACTTATCATTGCCACGCTCCATATACGCGACAGACTTCATGCTATGATAATGTTCTTCGCCTATCTCGCTCACATCCTGCAAAATGTCTTTAAGATATATACGTTTGTTTTCGGGCAACGACTTGACTGGGATGTTTGTCCAATACAAACGATCCCGATTCTGCGCCGATACGATATTGGAATTTATCCGAACAGGTTTTACGCCCAACTGTTCGTTGATAACGTCCTGATACAATTGTTTCATCGGAACGTTTTCCAACAGGAAATACTTGGGCTTTAACGCCCTCAACAGGCGAACGAATTCAAAAAATAATTTGCTCCGCTCATCATCAAAGTTCAATTGCTTGCCAGCAAACGAAAAACCTTGGCAAGGTGAGCCGCCTATCAATAAATCTATTTGCCTTCTATATGCACCTTTTTCTATATCCTCACCATTATGAGCAACAAACAATCTACCATCTATAGTTTCAAGTTTGGTCACATCACCCACATGCACCGTGTCAGGATAGTTTGCCTTTGCAACTTGGATCGCGTACTTGTCGATCTCACTTGCGAAATAATTTGTAACAGGAAAGCCTGCCCTATCAAGGGCAAGCCTTCCACATGACATACCGTCAAACAGAGATAAAACGTTCATTACCAACTCGCTTGATATTCAACAGAGTGCCAGAACATTTCGTTTTGCTGATCACCGTCCAACCAGCTAGCGGCTCTCTCAAAAATCTCCGCATCTTCATCGGCACATTCTCGTAATTCGTCCCACCATTCCTTATCACCAAAGAAGAACCCACCACATCTATCGTTCGGCGGTAGCGGAGTAGAGGCATCGCCCCTCAACACACTAGCGATCCATCGCAAATCTTCGGCATGCAGATCAATCGGACGACAATTATCTTCGCCGTTAGCAAAAGCATCAACGATAAGTTGATGCAGAGGCGCATGCTTACGCCAATACCCCAACTCAAGTTTTTCGCTGGTGCGCTTATAATCATCGACAAAGACTTCATTAATCGGAATAATCCCACCATCTTCATCGCGTAGGATATTACCGTTATCATCTCTCGCGTATTGAGTGCGCTGAAATTTATCTCCAGTCAGATACATATCTAGTCCCATTATCCCCAATCCTTTCTATCTTCCTCGTTATCCCAACCATCCTTGTATTCGGCAATTTGTTGTTCAGTCATAAAGATCTGATGAACCCGACCCCCCATCGCAACGCCCTTACCTGTGCCGTAAGGATAATAATGTGGTTCGTACTGACGACCATAATATCTGTCAGCCGAACCACGATCCCTTGGACTACCGTTTTTCATCTCACGCTCCTATGTGCACATAATAACCGTGACCAAAAACGTCATAAAAGATTTCGCCATCACGCTCCATCTCCTTAACGATTTCCAACCCACCGCCTGTGAAATAACAAACAGCCTTATCGGCGCAATCAAAATCAGACGCAGGGATGGTTGCTTGAATGCATTCCTTCCAGTTGTCTGGATCACAAATCTCCGAAAACATATCCTGCAACTGATCGCGAGTGTATCCACCCAATGCCGCATCCATAAGTTTTTGCATTGTTTCCTGATCCATGATCAAACACCCTCATTCCAAATTGCCAAGGCGTCTGCTTCCGGCATGTCATTCAATACCTGATAAGCTGGATATTTGTTTTTGATGTGATCGACATAACGCTGATCAATTTTGCGAACACCCTTAAAGGTCATGTAACGTATCGCCTTTGGATCATCAGATGTCGGATCAACAAACACGACTTTTGATTTCATGTATTTTTTGAAATCTTTGTGAGACAGCCATTTGTTGACTTGCTCACCGCACCAAACTTCCATGGACATATCATTCCATGAATCATCAAAATCCATGTGATACTTAGGATGATCAGACCTGATACGAGACTCTAAGTCATGCCAGATTTTGTAGTCACCACCAAAATTATCAGAACCGCCTTGACCGTCATTCGATACATAGCCAATCCTTTTGCCGTTGAAATACACACTAGCCTCAAAGCAATGTGTTTCATGTGACGCAAATTCAGAATGCTTGATACCCCTCAACGCGAGTATGTCACCATTCTTAAAAGTAAAACTAAACATTATTCATCCTCCATTACTTTACTAAACTTGATGCATGTGCCATGGCACTTGTCACAATCAACAACGTCACCATGTGCATCCGACACGAAACCATGACCAGCGCACCAGTCACAGTAAACAACATATTCGCTCCGCGAACCACGAACCTCGATCCTTTGTACTGCTTGCATATTGTCCTCCAAAAACTAAAGTATATTTAATTGTTATACCAATACGCGCTACAACATGCAACCTATATATAGTGTCTTATGGTTTTGGTTCAATTTGTTACATTTGTTACAGTTCTCCCGTGAAAAAAAACTTTTGAAAATTTTTTCAAATGGGGTGTAACAAGTGTAACAAGTGTAACAAGAGTTCTTGAAATATAAGCGCAGCGCCTGTTTGACCTTGTTACACTTCTCACGATTTTTGTTACACTTGTTACACTTCTAAGGCGTTTTTCCCCTGTTTTTGAGATTTTTAGAAATTTTTACCCAATAAAAATTTGCAAAATCGTCACTCTATACGATACAAGTGTAACATGAGTGACAAGAACACCGACATTCTTGCAGATGACATAGACGTAGCGACTGGACGCAAACTGACAAATCGTCAAAAAGAGTTTGCTCGTTTATATGTTGAAGGTATTTACTCCAACGCTGAATGCGCGAGACGGGCTGGATATGCTTCTGCATCAGCCGCTAGCATTGCCGGTCATTTACTAGCCGGCAAAAAATTTCCTCATTTAATCGATCACATACAAGAGTTACGCGAAGAGCGTGAACGCAGATATGGCGTCACGATCATTGGTCAACTAAAACGGCTACATGATTTGTCTGCTGGCGCCGAAGAAGCTGGACAATTTTCAGCCGCTATAAATGCAGAAAAGATACGATCTGCACTTGGTGGGTTGACTGTCGATAGGCGTGAACAGATTCACCAGCTTGACGATTTGTCACGAGAAGAGATCACCGCAAGACTGTCACAACTTAGACAACAATATCCTCAAGCATTTATTGAGGGTGAATTTACAGAGGTCAAAGATGCCGACACCAGAGGTGAACTTTTGGAACACGTTGAAACGAAACCTACCAAAGAACTGTCACACAACGCGAATTGAAAACCGCCATGGTGGTGGCGTTCCTGACGTACATATAGTATGGGCAGGGCTTGTGTTTTGGTTAGAATTAAAAACAACAAAAAACAATACTGTCAGACTGTCTCCAAATCAAATTGCTTGGAATACCGCGTATTCGCGTTCGGGGGGCTTGTCTTTCATCTTGGTTAAGCACCTCTCTTCGGGCGACCTATTTTTGTTTCGGGGTTCGGGATCATTGGATGTCGGGCGTTCGGGACTGGCGGCAGAAGCCGTGTTCCAAGGTTCGGGGTACGATAACCTATGGGCAGCAATTCGGGAGTCGGGTTCGGGGTTCGGGACTTCGGGGTTCGGGGATCATCGAGCCTTGGACCAGGGGTCAGGGGCTGGGGCACCAGTACAACAGTAACGATAAGCTGTGCCTGGCCGATAGTAAAAGAGGAGGCTTACGCCTCCTCCCTCAAAAACTCTTTCAACCGTTTCTCCGGTTCGTCTAGGTATTGAAACAAACACTCAATAGCCGTGTAGTCTCGGTACTTAACATCTTCGAGAATCTCATTAACCACATCGGTTAACAGGTTTAAATCAATTTCTTGATCAGGATCCAAGTGTCTATTTGTCATGATGATTCCTCTTTTAATTCTTGATACATACGTCCACTTGAAAACAAATCTTCTATGTTTTCAATAATGCAATTTTGATAGAGATCCTCTGCCGTTGTGTGAAGTGTTAGTTGAAACGGAAAAGATTTAGCATTTTGTATATCATCTAGAATCATTTCCAAATCTTCATAGTTTGGGCAATCCTCCAAACCATCCTCTCGATACATTTCTAGATGTGCTTCAATTTCATTCGTGACAGCGTCCGCAATCTTCTGAGAGTTTATTTTTCCGCCATACAATTCTTGAATCACTACTGACATCATTTTACTGCCTCCACAATAGTTGTTACGCCATTGTTTATTGTGTAGCACAATAAACAATCTTTACATTTTTGACCGGTGCAATTTTGGTCAACGTCACTACCTTTTGAAACATTGTTAAACGTGCGGTCAAAATGTTTTGGCGGTTCATTCATTACCGCGTCAATGCGTGGGTTTGAATAAATCAAGATAAGATTCGCGGGTTTGTCATTCTTCGCGTAAAAATCGTTGATCAGATTTTTGCGCTTAGTCCACAATGCAAAATCACAATGTGGATTGTGTATCGTGATATTGTGCAGATTTTCTAAATGAATGCGGTTGATTAACTCGCCATGGCCTGAAAATCTGAAAAACGCGTCTAAAATAGTTGGTAGCATATGCGGAGGAATCAGCCCTCCCGATAATATGTCGCTATTTTTTTGCCATGCGGGCACGCAATTTTTACGCAAACCTTGTAGCATTTCGGCAGAATAACATTTTGTGCAGATGATATCATCCTTGCCGCTATTGTACATTTTCATGCAAAATTCGTTAGATAACGTATTTGTATTTAATGCTTTGAAACCGGACAATTTGCCGGTCATATTTGATATTTTCAACATTGTTAAAGCCTCCATTATTTAACAAGTAAAGTATAAGCAAAAAACAAACCAAAAACAAGCGCAATCATTCGGGAGATTAGCCAGGAAAATCGGGTAGCAGCGGGTTCGGGGTTCGGGGTTCGGGGTTCGGGATAATAAAAACGGGGAGCCTCGAGGCTCCCCGTCCTACTAGTATGGAGGACTAGTATTTAATCCTCGTGACCAGCTGGGTTCTAATCCTCATCCTTAATGGCTATGTAAAACATTGCTACCAGTGCGACAGCATAGAAGATGAGACAGCCTATCATAAACAGGCTGTCCCATTGGATGTTATGCATTGCCATAGAGTTTGTCCGACTCTTCGTCAGTCAGATTGAATCTACCGCAGGGTGATTTTGTCCGATCTGTTATCATGATTCCGTCATGTTCAAATGCTTTGCGCTTTTGCGGAATGTTTGTTAACCCCAAAAGTTTTTGCGTAACAGTTGGGAGGGGCTTGGGCTGTTTGATGATATGCCTTTCGCCTTTCTTATCTGGCCGTGTCACATAGACGTATGTCATGATGCTTTCCTCTCAACCACATTCTGCTTCAAACACGCATTGCCCGTGCTCAGTAATAGACCCTAGAATTTTAGAGCCTAAACGATGCCTTGCATACCATTTTAAAAGATGATTAACGCCCTCCTCCGTGAAACGAAAAGGATGCGTATGCTCATTAAGATATTCTCTCAACTGTTCATTATTGTAAGTGCTGTTGATTTCAAAAAACTTATCTAAATGAGGCTTGGCATCGCCTAATTCCTTAAGACATTTTTCCAAGCCATCACGCACACCAGATTCATCATCTTCATAAAATGAATATTCAAGACGCTCAGGTTGATAGCCTGTTACGCCAAAAAAATCTGCATCATCGGTTGGTTGCACAGCAAACCAAAACTTGCCTTCAATATCGCCTTGATAATATCGTCCCATTTTATCCTCCTATAGCATTTCTATCATATCTGCGAACAAATCTTCGCAGTCTGCATGCGTCCGATATTGACCATCATTCACCTGTTGCTGAACCATCATCATCATTTGTGCAGTTTTGAAATGAGGCGTTGTGTCTGTCACCTTATTACCATCTGCATTTGCAATGTAATAATCACAAGGTAAATTAGGCGTATTATATTGCTTTATCTGATATTCCATTTTGTCCTCCATATAGACAGTTAACATGAATCATTATATACAAAAACAATCAAAAAACAAACAAAATCCTGGGTGTCGGGTTCGGGTTCGGCTCGGTCATTATTCGGGTTCGGTTCGGGTTCGGGACTGGTTGCTTTAGTCACCAGTAGGGCACCGCCCTCTGCTATGGTAGTAAGACCATAGCATATAAAATCTGGACACAAAAAAAGAGGCGCCTAGCGGCGCCCCTCATCTTATCGTTGTTCAAACACCAGCTGGTGTCGTTATCGGCGCCTCATAATATGTAACAAGATGGCGCAACCAAAAGCGGCGCCGGCATATACGATCATTGCTAATCGCATCAGTTGATCAGTGAAATTGTCGAGCGGATCCACCAGCCCGTACAATGCTTGCACGGTAGCTAGCAGGATTAATCCTGCTAGCACCATCGAGATTTTAACGACTCGCATGGTATGCCTCGCGCCATTCTGGCGTGCATTCAACTAGATGAAAGTATTTCAATATTTCATCCTTCTGCTCATCGCCGAATTCCCATGATCCATATGTTGCCGCAGATTTCCCTGCGGTGAACCAACGCGAATTAGGATCAGCTTTGCAATTATCCGGCTTTTTATATGTCTTCAACACGGCAATAGTAATTTCTCCCAAATCGCCAGACATTGCCTTATAAATTGCATATGGCTTTTCTTTTCCCATGTTGAAATTAGGAATGGAAATTGATTTTCCAAAAGGATTTTTAGACATTGTTTAGCCCTCCATTGGCTAGGTTGCGGCGCCGGCATTATGCCGGCGCCTAGGTTGTTATTTCCAATTTGGCTTTGATGCCTTGCGGCCTTTACCGACGCGGATGTAGGGATGGCTTGAACCGTCCGGCATATCAATAACGTCAGTGATGCAAAAGCCATGTTTCTCGGCTATTGCTTTGAACATGGCAAGTGTAGGTGCCAAATCTATTGGCTTGCCTACTTCGCGTGGGTCGGCCTCACCCGAATTAATAGCCTGTATTTCTATTGCTTCGCGAATGTCTGTCCACATTTTAACCATTTCATCAGCGAATTCAAACTTGCCTTTAGTATCAAGTTTGTTGAACTGATGCGCTCTTGGAAATTTTGTAGTCATATCTAACCCTCCATAGTTAGTTTGCTTTGGGGTCGCTTGGCTATTGCCTTCCGATTTCCCTTAATGTCTTACGACATTAACACAACATCGCACTACATACAACACATAATCCACAAATAAAACACAAGTTTTAATCTATCACCTGATAGGGGTTACTTGGGTTTATCGGGCGGGGTGCGTCAAATATTTGACCCCCTACCCCCTTGACAAAAAAACGGGTCGGCGCCACCCACCCACCCGCCCTAGTCGGGTACATTTATTCCTGTGTTTTTCCATTCGACCAAGGTTCAGGTTGCAAGATCCACAATTAAATTGTAGGAATGGCCTATGGAGTCCCAGGCGCCAGAAAAAAATTCAGATGTAAATTCATTTGAGATGTTAGGTCGAATGTTACCGTTACTGGTGACGGCACCCGTGTATCAAGACAGGAGCATCTCGGAACTTGGCACACGGATCATGGCTGCTGTGGCGAGTGGTAAGATACGATATTACTTTCGTGGGCGCAGTTTGATTGGTTTTGTGACTTGGGCTTACTTCACATCTGAGGAGGCACGCACTTCGGAGTTTGACTGGAATGAGGTATTGATGCGGAGTGAGGGGGAGGAGTTGTGGATAGTAGACATGGTAGGGCTAGATAGTGTACTCTACATTGGTAGAGACATTCGCCGTTATTTGAGTGAAACGACAAATCATAAAGTTGCGTATTGGCGCAGGAGCAAAAACGGGCGCAGGCTCGGCAAGGCTTGGAGACTTAGATGAAAGCTATCTTCCCAGAACTAAAGAAGAGTTGGAACGATGCCTGTCCCGTGATTGCGATAGAGCGTAATCCGTGGGAAGAGCAATATTACTGCTTTGATAGTGGTCCTGATGATGGCGCTGGCAGTGGCGCACCAGGTGATGAAAGACCAGACACTGTGACTTCTGGCAATCAGCCAAAAGACACAGGATTATCGTTTAGCACTCCTAAAGATGATGGTGGTGTCGATAGACGAGACAGTTACCAAGGAAAGGCAACCACTTTTGGTGTAGATGGCAGATCTATTACGGGTAGCGCGGAAGGGGATGCAAAACTCGGCTATACGTCTGCACCTGGATCTGGGAAGCCTGGTCCTAACTATGATGCGTTGAACGCGGCGACAGCCGAGCAAAAAGCGGCAGCGAAAAACACAGCTGCCCAATTTGACGGGAAGGATTTGACTTCTCGCACAAACGCGAGGAACGCTGTTGCAAATACTTTGGCGAATTACGAACCTGGGGATGTTACGAGATCTGGCAACTTCACGGATCAGGGGGCAGAAAAGGCGCAGGCGAACATTCAAGCGGCTTTAGATGCAAGAGCCGCTATGACGTACTCGCCTAGCGTGCAGGGTGTTGCCGACCAGGTTTTAGGAGCACCTACCTTTACGGGTCTGCCAAATCAAAGGGGCATCACCCCTCCAACAACGGGCGTAGGACCACGACCCACGGTTAACTTATCCGTTGTAGGTAAAGGTCCTTTAAACCCTGCTTTATCTAATGTTCCTGCAAATATTTTAGGTAGAAGAGCCATAAGCCCCACACCTCTTGAAATTGGAGGGGTCACTGTAGACAACGCCACCGCTATTGCTGAACTTCAGAATAGAGCTTTGGCGGGAGACGAGCAAGCAAAAGCGGAACTTGATGCTGCTGTACAAGCAGGAATAAACACAGCTGGTATGGTTGGCATTCCTAGTGTTAATGCAGGGATAACTCCCACGGGCGTAGTAGGGGTAGCCCCTGGAGGTATTGCCACTGCTCCGCAAGCAACAGCGGCGAATGTTTTGGCTGGCATTCAGGAAAATATAGCAAAAGCAGCAGAAAACTTTACGCCTGGGGTAAGTCAACCAGGACAGGATCCTAATTTCTTTAGTGATTTAACTCAAGCGGCGGCTCCTGCTGA